GACCCTTGGTATGTAAAGCAGATCCACCGGCACGTCGGTGTGATGATGACCGAGTTTGAGACCTTTCCTACCCAGGACGAGTTCACTCGGTTCATCAAAAAGCGCTTCAACAAGGGAAGGACCACCATGCATATGGCTAAGCGCAGGTTCAGTGCTTTCTTCTCTCATATGGTAGACCTAGAGCTACTGGACTATAACCCCGCAGAGAAGATTAAGGTCCGGACTCCTCAGCCTACACGTAACCATGTGTACACCAAGCAGCAGCTTCGAGAGTTGTTCGCTCATCTAAAAGAGCACCGACCCACCTTATATGTATGCTGCTACCTGACCTACAAACTTTTCCTCCGGCCCCATACAGAGGTCCGTCAATTGAAGTGGGTGTACTTCGACTGGGACAGTGAGGCAGTTCACATCCCACCTCGGTACACTAAGAACCGTAAAGCACGTACCCTTCCATTAGACCAGGAGACCATTCGTGAGTTAAGGTGGTGGGGGATCGATAACGAAGGTTGGGTTATGGGGCAAGAGTTCAATCCATACTACTTTAAAACGCAGTGGGGTAGGATGCGGAAGGAATACAAGCTTGAGCCTTACCAGACACTATACAGTGTGAGGCATACTGCAGCTTGTCTGTTCTACAATGAGCATAAGGACATTCATAAGCTGATGCTGGTGATGGGTCATGCCAGTACTGCCTCTACGCTGAACTATCTGAAGAATGCACCTGTCCAACAGGCCGGGGTAGATGAATTGAGGGTCCTCAGCCTAGAGGAATAGGCTATATACCTATTGATAAAATTTGCAAGCGCAAAGCGCTTATAATTTTACATAGGGTTGCATATGTGCATTGCATACGTTACGTTAACGAAACAATCTACGTTATATGCAGTCTACCAAGCCTGGGGTCGCATACAAGCTTTTCAATTTTAAGAGTAGTGAGTACCAGTTGGTCCAGTTTACCGAAAAGGTAGACGGGGGCTATGCACCTGGAACCACAAACGAGGAGGTCATTGAGATGATGATTGATCGGTTCTATGAGTTGAACAAGAAGCGATTCAGCTCAGAAAACCAAGTCGTCATTCTTCTACTTAAGATCATTCGGCAACAGCTCAGTAAGCGGTTGAGTCGAAAGATTGAAAACGTGAAGCGCTATGAGCAAAGTACAAGCCAACGTTTCCCTGAGGAGTGATTCCCGGGGATACATTGAGGACTACCTACTTCTGTTAAACGGCCTGTTAAAGCTGACCGGAACCGAGATCAAGGTGCTGGCAGCTTTTATAGAGTACGACAATCGCGTCTGTGCTTCTCACGAAGCCAGGAAGGTGGTAGCGGAGTCTTTAAAAATGAAGAACGTAGCTGTCTTGAACAACTACGTCAAAGCACTAAAGGACAAAGGCTGCATTGTCAAGGATGCACCGGGTAAGTACTCGTACAACCCCATTGTCAATCCTAGGCAAGACGTGAACTCTATTGAGTTCGTGCTAAACGTGGATGAATGATAGAAGTCTCCTTTAAAGCACCGGAGGAAATAGACCTAGCACTGTACTACTTGGATCGTCAGTTCCAACGCTTTGAAGACGAAGGAATTCTGATACCGTCCCACGAGATCTCTCTGAACTCAGAAAGCATAGTCATTCTCATGTGGTATCCAGAAGACGACGATGACTCCAACGATGGGGGAGGTGATGATCCGATATGGCCTATAGAGCCAAAAGCTCCAGAGCCGGGGTTTGCTATTGAGTTTGAACCTGATTGGATAGAGAGTTGGTCATGAGACGTGGTTCTGGAATGGTGTTAATCATGTTGTTAGCGGTCATCTGCATTGGCTAGGAATAAGATTAAATACGAGGTGGCTCGGGAGATTCAAGATGAGCTTGGGGGTACGCTCCAGGACATCGAGTCTGTGATTGAAAGTCAGTTTGACTTCATCAAATACACGATAGAGAAAGGGCTGTTCAATAGCGTGCGCATGCCCTATTTCGGACGGTTTTGGGTCAACCCATACCGATTGCGAAAGCTCAACATCTCTATCAGCAACTACTTAAGTAGAAAGAAAAATGGGGCTGTTTCGAACTGAGGGGTTCCAGGTTGTTGTCGATCTCGAGTTGCGACTCATTAAAGAGTTCCGGGATCTCATAGCAGAGGACAAGAACCGAGAGAAGAAGAATGTCTTGCTGTGGTTTGGATACATCTACCACATGCACGACTACAAGTCTCCTTACCAACTCTACGAAGAGAAGGAGCGACACATAAGAGTACTTAAAGACTTGGGGCTCCCAGCGGAGTTCAAGTTGACCAAACGCATGAACGCTGCTATTGCCAAATACCAGGAACTACAAACCACTCCCGCTGTCAAAACCCTGACCACCACTAGGCAGGCTTTGACCAGTGCGGAAAAGGCAATTGGCGCATTAACCAGAAAGATTGAACTGCTTTTAGCCGATGATTCGGATGACGAATCCGATGCCGTTGGTGCAGCAGTAAAGAGTGTGACCAAGCTTTTGGAGCTGGCAGAGCGGTTGCCCAAGATGACAGACGTAATCAATGGGCTTGAGGATCGGGTAAAAAAGGAACAGTCTGGAGACTCTCGTTTACGCGGGGGAGGGACGGTCGGAATGTTTGAGGACTGATGCTGACCAACACTGAGTATTTCCGTAAGCCAGCCAAGAACTTCCTAGAGAAGGGTTGGTATACCGATGCTCCACCTGGAAGTCAGGAGTTTTACAACTATTGGACTCAAGAGCTAGACCGTTGTAGAAACGGGTACAACGTAGGGGACATGCACATTACTGGGCATCACTACTTCTACCTAAACTACTGCCAGATCAAGCTTACCGATCAAATCAAAGGATCTACTGCAAGCAAAAGCATTGCATTCCCTCACTTCTGGGATGGAGACTATGAGTACTTCTGGCTTATGGAGATTGCCCGAAACGGCATTACCCGCAATAGGCTAGAAGCGCTAAAGCTCTCTACCGATATCGAAGACCAATGGCTTGACGGGGGACAGCATCTGATTGTCTCCAAGGCCCGGCGTAAAGGCTTCTCGTACAAGAACGCAGCCATTACCACCAATACCTACAACACGGTTCGCAACAGCTATACGCTGCTGTGTGCCCATGACAAGAAATACCTGTATCCAAAGGGGATCATGACCATGGCCGCAGCCAACATGGACTTCTTAAACGAGTATACAGGATGGGGCAAGCGCAGGAGTCAGATCGACAAGCAAAACCACAAGAAGGCATCATATCTGGAATACATCAATGGGCAGGGCGTTGAAAAGGGCTACAAGTCGGAGGTCGAGGCAATCACCTTTAAAGACAACCCAGACGCGGCGCGTGGAAAGGATGCGACGCTGGTCATATTTGAGGAGGCTGGAGCGTTTGCGAACCTTAAGAATACGTTCATGGCGACGCGACCCACTGTGGAAGACGGTGGTATCACGACAGGCCAGATGATCATTTTCGGTACGGGTGGAGACATGGACGGAGGCACGATTGACTTCGAGAGCATGTTCTACAACCCTACGCCCTACAACCTACTTCCAGTCAATAATGTCTGGGACGATGGCGGAGAAGGAACTCATTGTGGGTGGTTCTTTCCTTCGTTCCGCAACAAGGTGGGCTTTATGGATAAGGATGGAAACAGCCTAGTCGACAAAGCCAAGTTTCACGAAGAGAATCACCGAGAACGAATCAAGTCTGAATCAAAAGATGCTAGAGTATTTGATAAGCACATTACTGAATATCCTTGGAAGCCTAGAGAAGCTTTTCTCCAAACTAGCAGCAATGTGTTCCCAACTGCCGCTCTTGTAGAGCACCGAGGCAAGCTGGTACAATCCAAAAAGCTAGATAACGTAGGAACACCAGGGTTTCTAATAGAGTCTGAAGGGGGCATCAAGTTCCGCCCTAGCGAAAAAGCCAGACCAGTAACCAAGTTCCCGCATCAAAAGGGAGACGACATCACCGGGTGCGTAGTCGTATACCAAAGCCCGTATCGCGACACCGAAGGCAACATCCCCGGCAACCTATACTTTATTGCCCATGACCCTTATGCCCACGATACCTCTACGGGCAACTCGCTAGGATCGGCATACGTATTCAAGCGCCCCAACCCCTTTTCCAAACCTGACGATATGATTGTGGCCTCCTACGTTGGAAGGCCCGAGACTCAGGATGACTTCAACTCGACGTTGTTTCTGCTCAGCGAGTACTACAACGCCAAGATTGGATTTGAGAACGACCGGGGGGAGGTCATTCCATACGCTAAGCG